AATGCGTATCCAACTGCAATCTATGAAGGTCTGATGAATATGAAGCACGGTCATAGAGTACTGGAAATGGCCCGTGAAGCCGGTCAAGAAGATCAAGTGAAAAAATATCTTGCAGATGAGGTCAAGCGCCTTATTAGAGAACTAAAAATCTAAAGGCCTGCCAGATGAAAAACAAATACACAATGTCCGTACAGCCAAATGCAGCACCAACCGCAGCAGTAACACGTCCATGGGCAAAGCGTAAACAAGTTTCTGCAAGCATCGTGCTTGTTGAAAATACTGCTGAAGAGCAGAAAATCTAAGGAGAACCCAGAATGTTTGACAAACTCAAACCATTGCTAGATAGCGGTCTCATTAACGAAGATATTGGTCGAGAACTCAACGAAGCTTGGGAATCAAAACTGGTGGAAGCTCGTGAAATGGTGCGTGCTGAACTTCGTGAGGAGTATGCACAACGCTATGAGCATGACAAGACAGTCATGGTCGAAGCTTTAGATAAGATGGTAACAGAAGGTCTCACAGCAGAACTTCAACAAATAGCCGCCGAAAAACAGAGCCCTGCCGAAAAACGTGTCAAAGTTTAGGGGAAGAAGAAAAAGGCAAGCACCAAGTTCAACAAATTTTTGGGGACAAAAATTGGAGAGGAAAATTGCGAACTGCGCCGAGATCGTAAAATGCATGCCGAAAGCGTCGAGAAACTCGAAGGCTTTGTGGTTGGTGCGTTGGCTCGTGAAATTAGTGAATTTGCCAAAGACAAACGTGATGTTGTAGAAACAAAAGTGCGTCTGGTACGTGAAGCTCGTGGAAAATTGGCAAGTCTCAAATCTCGATTTGTAAAAGAATCCAGTCAAAAGATCAGCCTGGCCGTAAGCCGTCATTTAAAGACAGAACTAAATCAATTGCAAGAAGACATCCAAGCTGCTCGAGAGAACAACTTTGGTCGTCGTATCTTTGAAGCGTATGCTGCTGAATTTGGTGCAACTCATCTCAATGAGCGAGCCGAACTCAAGAAGTTGCATAACATGATTGCCCACAAGGACAAGAAATTGTCTGAAGCAATCACTCTCACACAAAAGGCAAAAGTCCTGGTTGAGAAAAAAGAGCGCGAACTGCGTGTTATTAAAGAAACCAATGAGCGTGACAGCACATTGGAAGACTTGATGCGTCCCTTGAATGCGGACAAGCAAGAAGTAATGCGTAATTTGCTTGAAAGTGTACAGACATCCCGTCTGAAAAACGCTTTTGAAAAGTATCTACCAGCAGTGTTGGAAGACCGTTCAGTAAAAAGCCGCAAGGTAATTTCAGAACAGGTATCCGCAGTAACCGGTGATAAGACAGTTCCACAAAAGTCAGCAATTGACCAAGATCGCAGCAATGTGATTGACATCAAACGCCTGGCTGGACTGTGATAATAAAATTTTAGGAGACTTAAATGTCACAAGAATTACTTGAAGGTCGCTGGAGCGAGACCAAAGAAGCTCTGCTTGAGGGTCTGAATGGCAACAAGCGCAACAGCATGAGTGTTATCCTCGAGAACACAAAACGCTACTTGAAAGAGAATGCAAGCGGCGGTAGTACTGCCAGCGGAAACATTGCAACACTTAACCGTGTTATCCTGCCAGTTATCCGTCGTGTTATGCCAACGGTGATTGCCAATGAATTGGTTGGTGTGCAGCCCATGACAGGCCCAGTTGGACAAATCCACACTCTGCGTGTGCGTTATGCCAACAATTTGACTGACAATAGTGCAGCAGCAACCAGCGTTTCAGCTGGTCAGGAAGCACTCAGCCCATTCACTATTGCTACTGCATACAGTACTGTTCCTGCAGGTGCTACCAGCGCCTCTAGCTACACTGGCGGCAACACAGCAGTAATGGAAGGCACTGGCGGTAAACAAATCAGTGTGCAAATCTTGAAACAAGCTGTGGAAGCCAAGACACGCAAATTGCAAGCTCGATGGACTTTTGAATCTGCACAAGACGCACAAGCCATGCACGGTATTGACGTTGAAGCTGAAATCATGGCTGCTCTTGCACAAGAGATCACGGCTGAGATTGACCAGGAAATCCTGTTGAGCCTGCGCTCGCTAGCATCTACTGAATTCACCTACAACCAAGCCACTGTGTCTGGTACTGCCACATTCGTGGGTGACGAGCACGCTGCTTTGGCAGTTCTGATCAATCGTGTTGCAAACTTGATTGCTCAGCGCACACGTCGTGGTGCCGGCAACTATGCTGTGGTATCCAGTGCTGCACTCACCGTGCTGCAAAGTGCTACTACCAGCGCATTTGCTCGTACCACAGAAGGCACGTTTGAAGCTCCGACCAACACCAAGTTTGTGGGAACATTGAACGGCGCAATGCGCGTGTTTGTTGACAGCTACGCAGCTGACACCACACCTGTGTTGGTTGGTTACAAAGGTAGTTCAGAAGCTGACGCTCCTGCCTTCTACTGCCCGTACATTCCCCTGATGAGTTCAGGTGTGGTACTGGATCCAACAACCTTTGAACCAGTCGTGAGCTTTATGACACGTTATGGCTACATTGAATTGACAAATACCGCGAGCAGTTTCGGTAACGCCGGCGATTATGTCGGGGAGATAGCAGTGGCGAATTTGAGCTTCTCCTAATCAGAGAACCAAACTTTCTCAGGGATGGGAAGGATCAAAAAAGGGCCGCAAGGCCCTTTTTTATTGACTTTGATTTGTTGCTATTGTCTATGTTTTAATATATAATAATAACAACTTCAAAAGTGACGGTATCAAATTGAAAGAACAAATTTTAGAATTGATTGAGCTCAAGCCCAAGCATTTTTCCATATTGGTAAAAAATTCTCCAGAAATGCGCCAATGGGTAATTGATAACAGTCCAATTAGATCTGACAACATGGCTGAGATGATCTATTGCGCATTGAATGATGTTGACAATGTGTGTGTGCACAACAATATCAAAAAATTCAATTCAGTCAATTTGGGTTATAGATTTTGCGGGCCAGCTGGCACATGTGCATGTGCTGCCAAGAGTGTGAGTGAAAAGGTTGCCAACTGCAAAAACAAATACACAATAGAACAACAACAACTGATCAATCAACGACGACTGTCAACCTCCATGAGGAAATATGGTGTAACCAACAATGCACAAACTGGCGCGGCACGGGAACTGCACAAAAATTATTATGCAACTCAGGTACGCAAACTTCGTCCTATCAAGCTGACTCCTTATGAAAAATTAAATAAAAAATACAAGTGTATGGCAAATATTGAGTTTGTTACACCAGAACTGATGTATCAAGGTGTTAGCAATCAGGTATATTACAGGTTCAATTGCCTGACATGCAATGCAAAATTTGATGATTATGTGGACAATGGGCACTTGCCTTGCTGCAAGATGTGTAATCCTTATCAAGCAGTATATACCAGCAAGCAAGAAACAGCAGTGTACGAATATGTAAAGTCCATTGTAAACTCACCAGTGCAACAATCCAACAAAACTATTATTAATCCGTTTGAATTGGACATTGTCATTCCTGACTTAAAAATAGCAATAGAGTACTGTGGGCTGTATTGGCATTCCGAAGCACAAAAAAGCAATCAAAATTATCATATCAACAAACTGACATTGTGTGCTCAACAAGGATATCGGTTGATTACAATTTTTCAGGACGAATGGATTCATCATCCTGAAATTGTAAAAAGCAGACTCAGCAGTATACTGGGAACTGATACTGTAATCTACGCAAGAAAGTGCCGTGTGGGCATGATATCTATTGCTGAAGCAAAATCTTTTGTATCTCAGCATCACATTCAAGGGTGGGCCATATCAAGCACAGCATATGGCTGTTTTTATAACAATCAGTTGGTAGCAGTAATGACATTTGGATCACCAAGATATGATAAAACTTCGCAATATGAACTGATACGATTTTGTAGTATAGGCACCGTAGTAGGGGGTGCCGGACGATTGTTTTTGGCATTTTGCCGACAATACAATCCAACTTCGGTTGTCTCATATTGCGACATGCGATGGGGAACAGGCAATCTGTATAAAAAATTAAATTTTGTGCAAGTAGCTGGCGGAAAAAAACCCAGCTATTCTTATACAGATTTTGTCAAAAGATTTCACCGCAGTGGATTTTCCAAGAAACATATCGTAAAAAATCAAGACGATATGCAAAAAACAGAACACCAGATCATGCGCGAAAGGAACATGTACAGAATATGGGATTGTGGACAAACAAAGTGGGTCTACACAAACGCCCAAGTGCAATCACAAATACTTGCAACTGTTGATACCTGAACAATCGCAACAGGTCAAAAAAACTTAAACTTTCATCCAGCTCAGATATTGGCCAATCTTGTTTGTGACGCTGCCCCAGTCATCTTGCGCAGGTTGGCGGAACAGCCGAGCAGTACTGTACCAAGGACTTGAATCCCGGTCCAGTAGCCATCGCCAGTCGGTGCCAAACCAATTGAGTGCAATCCAAACAGGGCGACCCAATGCGCCCGCCAAGTGAGCAATAGCAGTATCCACAGAAATTACCACGTCCATGGCCATGACCAGTGCAGCAGTATCAGCAAAACTTTGTATGGCGCCTGGATATTGTGTGACACCTGCTGCAGACAATTGTTGCGATTCTTCGGTGGTAGCATCAACTTGGAGGTTGATCCATTCGTACTGCGGATTGGATTGGATCAAGTCCAGCATGTGTGCAAAAGGCATGCCTTTGTGGTCGTTGAGCCAGGCATCTCTGCGCCCGCTCCAGGCAAAACCTACTCTCATGCGATTTTTTGGGCCCATGATCTGTAGCCACTGCTGTTGCAAGTTGGCGTCAGCATTGAGATAATTTGCAGGTTGTGCCAAGTTTTCTAAAGTTATTCCCAAGATGCCGGGGATGCTCATGATGGGAATCCAGAAATCAAAGTGCCCGGCATCTTGATCGTACTGCATGACCTGCTGTATAACAGAGCTGCCTTGCAACATGGGTACCAGCCCATCTGTGACCTGCAGTTTGATTTTTGCCCCCATCAGGTGAAGGTTGTACAAAAATCTACAGAATTGTATGTTGTCACCATGTCCCTGTTCGCCCACGACCAGGATAGTCTTGTCCGTTAGATCTTGACCTTGCCAGCGCGGTTGGGGATACTTGGGGGCAGTACCAGCAAGATGTTCATAATGCCAGCGAGTTTCGTATTGGCGCCAGCCATCTGCATAGTTGCCTGTGATCAGCCAGGCCACTGCCAGATTGAATTGAGCAGTGGCGTTTGTGGGATCCAGTATGATAGCATGCTGCAAGAATGGTATGCTGCGACGGGCTTGTCCGCATTCTCTCAGCACATTGCCGTAGTTGATCCAGGCCGATGCGTTGTCCGGGTCCTCAATAAGTACCTGTGCATAACACTTGAGTGCCAGTGTGGGTTTATGCTCGGAACGGTAACGGTTGCCTTGATCAATGAGTTCGTTGAAATTCATACTGATATTTAAGGTCAGATTCCTACATTTTTTTATTTTTGCTAAATATAGCATACAATGCAATGGTTGCATTTTATGCGGTCCCGCCGCGTAGTGGAATAGAATCCACAACTTTTAAAGGAACAAAAAAATGGGAAGAGCTCTTAAAATTCAAAAAACAAACCCCGGTGCTGGCAACGGGGGCACAAGCGTAGACGTGGATAAAGGTTTTCCAAATTTTGAATCACGCACAAATCCTGTCTACAACTCTCCAGTTCAAACTCTCAATTCAACCCAGTTTCTGGGTGTGGTTGGCGGATCTCCTGCTACTTCAACTGCTAGTTCTGCATTTCCAGAAATTCTTTGTTCTGTGAATATTTTGCTGGCCGATGGCGCCAGTACCACAGCAGGAGCTGGTCGTATCATACGTCAAAAAGGTTCGCACAAGTTTTTGGTGGTTTATACTGCTTCAACAGTTGCAGCTGGAGATTTCATCACCGGCCAGTCTTATCAAATTGCTGTACTTGGCACAACCAATTGGACCAGTGTTGGTGCAGGCAACGAAATCAACACTGTTGGTGATGTGTTCACTGCAACCGCAGCAGGAGCTGGCTCAGGTACAGCCTACTCTGTTGGCATCTGTGTGTTGAGCAACACAGGCTCACCCACCGCTGGCAACATGAGCATTCGCTACAGCACAGGTGACAGCACAGCAGTATATGCCAGCTATATAACCAACAAATGGGTGCGTGACTGGACTGGCATGACATTTGCCACCTATTCTGACAGCAATGCGGGGGAAAACATCCAGTCTGGCGAAAATCAATATGTTGCCAACTTTTTCACAGACGAAGGCACAGTGATTGAATCTGGTACAGCACAAAACACAATTCAACTAGCACAAGTTGCCAGCGTAACTGTATAATTTGTTGGTTGATAATATCCTTTCAGCTACATACTGGGGGGATTTTTTTATGTCTGCAGCATTTGTATTAGGTAATGGAGTCAGTAGAAAGCAAATAGATCCAGAGCAGTTGCGGAGTTGGGGCAAAATCTACGGCTGTAATGCCTTGTACAGAGAGTTTGTGCCAGATGTATTGGTAGCCACTGACCGTGGTATACGAGAGCAGATACAAACTTCAGGATATTCCATGAACAACAGGTTCTATACTCGTTCTCCTGTGTTGGGTTCCGGAGCGCACGAAGTTCCGGCGCAGTATTGGAGTTTTAGTAGCGGACAATTGGCGCTGGCCATAGCTGCACAGGACGGTGCTGGAAAAATATATTTATTGGGGTTTGATCTGGGGCCGGACAATCAGTTGTTCAACAATGTGTATGCTAGCACAGAATTTTACAAACCGTTGGGCGCAAACCCCACCTACACAGGCAACTGGATCAAACAGATCACACAGGTCACGGTAGATTTCCCTCATATTGAATTTGTGCGAGTGCAGGGGGCTACCACAACTGACATTCCAGAATTTGCCAGACTGGTGAATTTCAAACATGTGCCAATTGCGCAGTTTCAAAATTGTATCAGCAGCGGACAAGGTCTGTAGCAGTTCATGCAGTCGGGCCTTGCTCCAAAGATTGCTTGCTCAGGTTTCTGGTAAATACACCATAGGACCTTGAATCACAATGACACAACAAATAATAGACATTGGAGCCAATGCCAACGACGGCACTGGAGAACCACTACGTGAGGCCTTCCAGGCAGTAAATGAAAATTTTGCCAATATTTGGGCAGCCGGTCCGGTTGGCAGCCAAGTTGTTATTACTACCAACTTGATCAGCACCAAACAAATCAATCTTGATCTGCGCTTGGCCGGCAACGGTATTGGTAACATTGCAGTTCAAAGTAGTATTGTGCCCAGTATCAACTCAGTATACGATTTGGGTACTGCCAACAAAAGATTTGCCGAGGTTTATGGTGAATATTTTTACGGCAATGCTAGGTTTTTGACCGGGATTTCTTCCACATTTATAAAAAACGGCAATTCTATAGTTGAGGTATATCCTAGTGCAAATGTAGCATTTACTGTGGCTGGCGCAGCAAATGTCATGGTGGTCAGCACAGCAGGTATTGATGTTGCGGGCAATATAACGGCTGCCAATTTTATTGGCAATGTGATTGGTAATATCTCGGGAAATATTTCAGTACCAGGCGCAAACACACAAGTGATATTCAATACCAATGGCATTGCCGATGCTGCTGCAGAATTCACATTTGACAAAAACAGTCATGTGATGACAGTGGCTGGCACAGTGTCTGCTGTGAGCATTACCGGAGATGGTTCTGCTTTGTCAAATGTCATGAGTGACCGCGGAAGCGATCAGACCAACTGGGATACCATGACACAAATGGGAGTGTATGTGGTAAATAGAACAAGTTGGAGTGGCACCATTGGAACACCATTGGACAGCCAAATATTTGTGGGGCTAGTAGAAGTAAAAAACAGTACAGGTTTGTCAATAGTTCAAGTTTATAGTCCCGGAACGGTAGAACCTGACAATGTAAAAATACAATGGAATCGTGATTATTGGGATGGGGTTTGGACCCAATGGATAAAGATGACAAACGACCAGCAGCAAATTGATGGTGGTGGATTTTAAAAGAAAGTAAAACAGAATGGCAAATACATTATTATTAAAAAGATCTGGCACCGCTAATGCAGTGCCGCTGGCAGGCAACATTGCAATTGGTGAACTGGCAATCAACTATACAGATGGCAATCTGTTTTACAAAAATAATTCTGGAGTAATAACAGTTATTGCCAGTAACCAATTTTTGTCAGTTATTGGCAACATAACTGGCGGCAACGTATTGACCGCTGGGTTGATCAGTGCAACTGGCAATATCACAGGTAATTATATTTTTGGCAACGGTGCATTGCTAACAGGCATTGATGCAACAAGTATTCAAAATGGTAATTCAAATGTAAGAGTGGTTAGTTCTGGTAGTAATATCACAATTGGAGTTGGCGGAATTGCCAACGTGGTAGTATTTTCCACCACCGGTCAATTTGTATCAGGTGTGCTGAGTGCAACTGGCAACATAACCGGTGACAATGTATT